AGTTTTGCTACCTGGAAGGCACCGTCAAAAATGCCAGAATGGTATCAAAAAGGAGTGAAAAATGAAAGTTAAAGATATATTTAAATTAATCGTAATGATACCTATTACTGTTATAGTATCATACGGTGTACTAAAAGTTATGGAGTTAATAGTCTTATGATTAGAGAAGATATGATTGAAGCGTTAATAGCACACGCTCAAGGACACATAAAAAAACACAGAATCAATGTAGAGGTTCTTTTACAAAAAACAGCTGGTGTTGCAGAACATCCAGATGTTATGGAAACAATTGAAAAAGAATTAGCTATTATTGCTGATTATGATGACCAAATTGAAATGTTAGAAAAGTATTTTAATGATACAACACCAAGAGAAGAAATAATATAATGCCAACATACACTTTTGAGAACACAGAAACAGGAGAAGTCTTTGATAAGATATTAAAGATGTCGGAGAAGGATGACTTCTTAAAATCTAATCCTAATTTAAAGTCTATTATTGCAGGTATAAATATAGTTGCAGGCGTTGGTCAAATGAAAACGGATGCTGGGTGGAAAGAAAACTTATCTAGAATTGCTGAGGCACATCCAACAAGTTCCTTGAATGATAGATACGGTAAAAAATCTATCAAAGATATAAAGACTAAACAAGTAATTAATAAACATTTAGGAAAAAAATAAATGAGTAACGATATACCAGATTTTCTCAGAGGATTTGATTTAGATGATGATTGGGGTTTTACTCCTGTTACAGATAAACCTGAATCTGATGAGCCTAAAATAGACCCTTCAGTATTAGAGAATAGTAATATTGAAATTGCTAAGGTGAAGTCTGATGTTTCAGATATCAAAAGTATGATGAACGAAATTATGCAAGTGGTTGCTGAAAAGGAAACTATTACAAAAACAGAAACCGATGAGCAAACACAAAAGAGATTTAAAGAAATCGAAAAGTTAATTTTACCTTTTCTATATAACCTATCTAAAAGTGATGAACCATATATTCATTGGCCGAATCGCTCACCGATAATTAAATCACAGATAGAAAAGTTATTAAAGTTAACTAGAGATTAAAGATTTGAAATCTATATTATGATGGACAGTCAGGTGGTTTGGATGCTTATCCAGAGTTCACTAAATCATCAGTTAAAGGACCATCTGTATATCCCAAATAGATAATAACCCAACCACCATTGACAAAAAATGGTGGTTGGTATATAATAATACGATAAAATATGAAAAGGTATAAATATGACTGAAACGAGATTTAAACATACAGATGTGAATACATCATTATTACCAGATACAAAAGGTAAGAAAGTAGAAGGATTTAGATTTTATGATATTGATGGTAAATCTTATCCATCAGTAACATCGGTTTTAAGTATAAGAAAATCTGATGGTCTAAAAAAATGGCGTGAATCAATTGGCGAAGATGTTGCTAAATGGGAAATGAATCGAGCTGCAAGGCGAGGTAAATCATTACATACATTAGTAGAACAATATCTAGGTAATGATACACCATCAATAAGAGATGTGTTGCCATTAGGATTATTCAGATTGATGAAGCCTTACTTAGACCAAATTAATAATATAAGATTACTAGAAAAAATTATGTATAGTCCTGAATTGACAATTGCAGGACAAGTAGATTGTGTGGCAGAATATAACGGCAAGTTATCCGTTATAGACTTTAAATCATCCAATAAAGAACGAATAGAAGATTGGGTGGAGAACTATTTTTTACAATGTACAGCATACTCTAAAATGTATGAAGAAACATTTGATGAAAAAATAGAACAGATTGTAGTTCTGATTGCAGCTGAAGATGGAACAATGACAGCTTTTGTAAAAGAACCAAAAGATTATATGGATACATTAGTTGAATCCATAGACATGTTTTATAAACATGCTGAAAAGGAATTACAAGTAAATTAGTCATATCTAGGTCGTAGACCTGTAGTAGTTGGTATGGCGGGGTTTGGTCAGCCTGGCACACAAAAATAGACCCAAGATTTTTAATAGTAGGAATATATTATGAACTCAAAACAATTTAGTTTAAAAATTGAAGAATTGAAAAGAAATCATCCAGACATATCTTATATGGATGCAATTCTAAAATTTTGTGAAGAAAACACCATAGACCCATTAGATGTGGGTAAACTCATATCAAAACCTCTCAAAGAAAAAATTGCTCTAGAGGCACAAGATTTAAATTTAATTGAAAAGACAGGTAAACTACCATTGTGAATTATGATGGTTTTTATGTTTACAGAAAATACTTGGCACTTAAATTACATTTTGAGAAAGATGATTATGATTATTTTACAACCTCAGGACATGTACATTGTAAGCTAGAGACATTTACTAAAAAGAATGATAAATACCAATTTCATAAACTTAGTGTTAAATATAAACAAGATGAAATCGAAGACTTTCTTGTTGCAAACTTTGTCAAAGATACAAAAGTATGGTCTGGTAAATTATTAGAAAGGGAATCACATGAAAGATATTTGCAATATAAAAAAAGAAAAGAATCAAGAAATTATCACTTCAAAGAAGATTTGGGTAGAATATCTACTGCTTGTGATATGGACAATATTGAACCCAACAATGCTTTTGTTGATACTAATGGTAATCATCCAAAAGTTTTACGACTTTGTATTGGAAATAAGATTTCTACCGAGACATTAATAATTATGGATTATCATATGAATTTTATAATAAATTGGAATAAAAGTATAAAAGAAAAGTTTGTATGGCCAAAACTATGTCAAAAGATAAAGAATTTTAAACCTTTTGTTAGGTTTAATGAAACAGAAACAAGAAACATTATTAAGGAGGTATTTTTATAATGATAAAAGTGGGTGAAGAATTTCCTAATTATAGTTTGCAAGCATGTATGCCGGATAATTCTATTGATGAAATCTTTACAGAGAATGAAGAATATGGCAAATGGTCAGTATATTATTTCTATCCAAAAGATTTTACATTTATATGTCCTACAGAAATAAAAGAAATGGACAGACTTCTTGATGAAGACTTAAATGTAGTAGGTATAAGTGGTGATAATGAGTATTGTAAAAAGGCATGGAAAGAATCTAATCCTATCATAAAAGATATTAGACATCCATTAGCTGCTGATTCAGGGTTACATTTAGCTTCAAATGTTGGTGTAGATAATCATGAAGGATTATGTTTGAGAGCAACATTTATTTGTGATGATAAAAATATTATTCAACATGTATCAATGAACGCTTTAGATACAGGAAGAAATGTTGATGGTATTATTAATACAGTAAATGCTTTAAAAGCAGGTGGGTTGACAGCATGTAATTGGCAACCTGGTGATAACTTAATAGGAGAATAATATGAGTTGGTTTAATACACAAGAAGGTGCTAGAAACGGAAGCCCTTATGTAGAGGCAGTTGTTTTAGTAGTAATAATTGCAGTTGTATATTCATTAATAGGTGCAATTTAATGAGTAGTGATTTTTTAAGGTTAAGAAAATATACTAAAGAAGAAAAGTACCAATTGCTTGCTGATTGTATTCGTAGTGGTCAGGTAGAATCAAGAGAATTGTATGAAGAATTTGAAAAAGACCCGGAGTTTAAAGAGTGGTACAAGAAGAAGTATCTATTGGATTAGATTGGTATATAAAATGGTTTGCAAGTATCGTATTGATATTTGGTGCTATAACTACAGCTAGTAATATGTACCCATATAATATGTACTTCCAATTTGTTGGGTTATTAGGTTGGTTGATAGTAGGCATTTTATGGAAAGATTGGTCATTAATAGTGGTCAATGTTGTAGGTGTCTTAATCATGTTAGCAGGTATAATCAATTATCATTTTTTTACAGATTGGTACTTAATAATTTATGAACGATATCAGGAGGCAAGATTGATATGGAACTAG